TGCATCTGGTGGACACTCAACCCCATTCGAAGTTAAGTACGACATCTTCGGTATTGGAACAACAGCTCGTCCACTTCGTGATGCGCTACCTAAGTTCCAAGCTGATCGTGGCGGTATTCGCTTCGTAACACCACCAGTTCTTAGCTCATACGCTAACGCTGTTGGTATTTGGACCGCAGCAAACGACTCAGCAGAAACACCAAACCCAGCTGCAAAGCTTAGTTTGACTGTAACCGCTGCAGGAGAAAACACTGTTGCAACCGATGCTGTAACTCTACAGTTGCAGTTCGGTAACTTGATGACTCGTGCTTATCCAGAACTAATCGCTCGCCACAATGAGCTTGGTTTGATTCAGCACGCTCGTGAAGCAGAAGGACAAATTTTGACTCGCCTAACCGCTTTGTCAACAGCTGTAACTTCAACTTCACTAATCGGTGTAGCTCGTGACTTCCTAGTACAACTAGGTCGTGCAGCAGCTAACTACCGTGGTCGTCATCGCCTAGAGGCAGATGCTCCACTTCGCGTCATTGCTCCAGCATGGATCAAGGATGCAATGGTGGCAGATCTTGCTATCGCAGCACCTGGTGACAACACCCTTAATGCCGCTGCAGAGATCGATGGTTACATCGCTTCTCGCAACATCAACATCACCTACCACATCGATGATTTCACCGATTCACAAGGTGCAGCTGCAATGAACGAGTTCGCAGACACATTCGTCTGGTACATGTTCGCAGAAGGAACATTCTTGTTCCTTGATGGCGGAACCTTGGATCTCGGAGTTATCCGTGATTCCACCCTTGTTGGAACCAACGACTACAAGATGTTCGTTGAAACCTTCGAAGGCGTTGCAAAGGTTGGCGTTGAGTCACTCAAGGTCACATCAACCATCTCTGTTAACGGTGTAGCAGCAGCTCTCCGTGATACAACAGGTGGCGCAACAGCTGCGGCAATCGAATACTAAAATTCGTTAGCCAAAGTAATTAAGTCAGAACCCGAGCAGACACTTAGAAAGAAACAGGAGATAACTAGAAATGGCGTTTAGAGGAATCTATCCAGCACCAGATTTGGTTCATGCACCTTGCGGACTTCTAAGTGTCGCTCGGGTTATGACGCACACAGCAGCGAATTACGATGAGCGTTGGGTTCGTGGCTTTAGTTACGAATTTGATTCACAACCAGAAGTAGAAGTATTTACAGTAAATGATGCAGCTGCTAGTGCAGTTGTAGGAACATCAAATCTTCCTCAGTTTAAAGAATACGATCCTTTCTTTATTCAAGTAACAGATACCCGTTCATATTTTGGTATTAATGGTGAGGATCGTTTTGCAATTACTAGAAAGCAGTTAGAAGCAGCAACACAAAAGGCAATCGAGCTTGAACTTTGGGAAGGTAAAGCTGCAATTGCTGAAACAAACGGGAATGACTTTTTAAGGGAAACAGGAGTAGCAACCGTTGTAAATAGCGGTGCATTAGCTCCAGCAACAGCACTTATGCTGTTAGAACAAGCGATTTCTTCATCACCAGCAGGAACAAACGGAGTCATTCATATGACCCGTGATGTTGCGTCGATCTTAGGATCACGTCTCATCTATTCACCAGCTGATGGAGGAAAAACAGGTAAGGCAATGACACGCTTAGGTACAGAAGTAGTCATTGGTTCTGGTTACACAGGTGCTGGTCGTCTTAGCGACGCCAACACCACTGCGTCTGCTTCAAATAAGTGGATGTTTGCAACTGGTCCTGTTGACGTACACCTAAGCAAAATTGAGATTGTGAACGAAAATCTCGGTCAAGGTGCAACTGTAAGTACAAACACTAATGACTTAACAGTCAAAGCAGTTCGTGCAGCAGCGGTATACTTTGATCCAAGCATTTTCTACACAATTCGTCTAGCACTACCAACAACCTAGTAGAAATAAACAAAGGAGAACACTGGAATGGCCACTCAGGACTATGCGGCTAGCGTCCAAGGTGTGGCGATCCGAGTCACCAGACTGGACGCCGCTGGAACCCTGCTCAATGGTGCAGGAGACAGCTACACAACCTCGGCGTTCCTCCGCACATCTTTCACCCCAGAATATGAAGAGGGTGACGAAATCGTTGAGAAGTCAGCAGACGGCACTGTATGCGTATCATACAAAGCCCCTGACACACTTAAGCGAATCACAATGGAACTCGCAATTTGCGAACCAGATACAGAACTTTCACAACTAATCTCTGGCGGTTTGTTGCTACGCAAGAACTTCGGTTCTTTCGCATCACCAAGCAATAAGTCAGTAGGTTGGGCCGCACCTTCCGTCGGCGATGATCCTTCAGGCAACGGCGTTGCCCTTGAAGTTTGGTCATTTGCTGTTGCAGATGGTCGTCGTGCCGCAACTAACCCATACTTCCACTGGGTATTCCCATACGCAAAGCTTCGCCAAAGCGGAGACCGTGTAATTGAAAACGGAATGCTTGCAACCACATTTGAAGGTTACGGACTCGGAAACGTAACATTCGGTTCTGGTCTAGATGGTCGTTGGGAGTATCCAGTAGCTTCTGAGCGTTCATACTCATATGCACGCACAGACTGGGCACCTTCAGGTCTTAAAGGCTTCTATCGTTGGTTTAACAACTCCACAAAGGTTGTAAACAACAAAGCCTTAACATCTAACATTGCAACTCTTACTACAAGCACAGCACATGGCTATGAAGTAGGACAGAGCGTAACTGTGAGCGGTGTAGATTCTACATTCAACGGTACTTTCACAATTAGCGCTGTTCCAAGCACAACTACATTCCGCTATGCCAAGACCGCTGGCGATGTTGCATCAGCAGCAGTAAGCCCAGTCGGTTCAGTACTTCGTAACCGTGGATACCTTGCAGTGACAGATTTTACCTCACAAGGGTCAACATCTTCATACAACGTTCCAGGTAACGAAGATTACAACGCAGATCTACCAGTTGACTTCATCATTGCGTCAACAGAGGATCCAAGCGCTTAATTAATTTAGGAAAGGCGGGCATCGAGCCGATGGTTTTCAAACTACGGTTTGTGCCCGCCTTCTTACTTAGAGACGAGGTGAAAGTATGAGCAATCTTTGGGTAACACCAGAAGAGTTAGGCACATATACCAATTCTGATTATGCTTACGAAGCTTGTAAATCAGCCTCTTATCTTCTTTGGGGAATGTCTGGCCGCAAATACAGCGGATTAACAACAGTAACCGAGCGTTATGTTTCTTCGTATGATCCATACCTACGCTCAGGTGGCTCAAGTCTTACCTATACACCAGTTTTAGTTGATGGAAACATTGTAAACATTGCTTCTGGTGGTTTTAATCGTTATGCAGACGATGACTTTCAAGGTGATGGAACATCAGCAAACTCTCGTGTCCGTCTTCGTGGTCGCAAGGTAGTTAAAGTACATACACTTCGTGATCTTGATGGAAATATTATTGAACCAAATAAGTATTATTTATCAGACCACTCAACAGTCCTTGGCGTGCCAGGAGCTGGCTGGTCCCCTTCTCAAGTAGAAGTTACATATACATACGGAACTCCACCTCCTACAGCTGGTCGTGCCGCTGCTCGTGTGCTCGCTACAGAGCTTGTAAAGCTTTATGAAGATGACGATACTTGCGCTCTTCCACAGAGAGTTACATCTATCTCTCGCCAAGGCGTCTCATACACATTACTTGATAATCAAGACTTTATTGACGAACTTAAGACTGGCATCTATGCCATTGATCTTTTTCTAAAAACAGTTAACCCTGATAAAGCCCGTGCTCGTGCTCGTGTCTTTAGCCCAGATCAGCCTCGTGCTCGTCGTATTACTGGTGCTTCTCCTCTGTATCCACTTAGTGCCTTTGATCTTTATGTAACTGCAGATGGAACATCTAATCTTTATTATTTCTCAGAGATTAATGCAGACTTTCTTGATGGAAGCAATGCTTGGGTCATTCAAATAGATTTCTCTGACATCAATAGCAACACTACATCGACTATTGCCAATGCTGGCACTATTGATAGAGTAGAAAATACAATAAGAGTAAGTGCAACATACAAGCAAGTATTAGATGTAATAGGACCTCGTGACCCAGGAATTATGGATATGTATGCAGTACGTCCAAGCCTTGCAAATCCAGCAGTCAACGAGATTGTTCCGCTAGTTTCAGGTAATATTATTATGCAGCTCGGCGAACGAACGATTCCAATTTATACTGTGTAACTAGAAATACTAAAAGACAAGAGGACATATGGGCTTAGATGTAAACACCGCAGCAGTATCTGCAGACGCTAAAAATCTAGCTAACTTAATGCAGTCTGTTTTAGATCAAGTAATTGTTCAATACACCTCATATAACATGCCTCTTCCTGGACGTCGCTATTGGACCTTAGGATCTCCTGCAGTTGATTGCGAGCAAGTTACTGTATCTATGTTGCAAATGTACTTAGGATCTCCAGGAGATGAAGCTACAGCTCCTCGTAGATGTAATGACCCTCGTTCTGTAACTTTACTTGTTCAAGTAGCTCGTGAAGTTCCTACAGTAGGACAAAATGGAAGAGCACCTTCAGGGGATGCAATTCAAGATGGTGCAGAAATTTCTGCATATGACGCATGGATTCTGTTAGATAGCGCTGCTGAATTAGACCGTTGGGAGACCAATGGTGGATTCGGTTTAGGTGTTATTGCAACAGTAGAAACTAACTCTCCAGAGGGTGGGTTTCAAGTAGTAACTATGACTCTAACGTTGGCGGTTCCATAATGGCTAGAGTTAAGTTCTACGAATCGGTTTTAGATAACTTCCTTAATAATCCAAATGGAGAAGTAGGGCAGTTTCTAAAAGGTAAAGGAAATGAAATTCTTACACTTGCCAAAGCAAAGGTGGGAGTAAGAACTGGAAGACTCCGCAACTCTCTTCATATGAGACATATGAGAGATCCAAGGGGGCAATATATCTGGGTCGGATCGACTTTAGATTATGCATTAGCTCATCATGAAGGAACTGCACCACGCACAATAACTCCAAAAAGTGGAAAAATGCTTCGCTTTGTTTCACGAGGACAAGTTGTGTACGCACATTCAGTGCAGCATCCAGGAACAAAAGCTAATCGTTATCTAAGTGAAGCTCTTAAAGCCAAGATATAATTATCACAACGACAGATAAGGAAAACTGATGACAGCACGATTTAAAGATTTTGGAGCTGGTGGAGAACAAAACACCGAACCAATCTCGTTTAAGCTTCATGGTGAAGACTTTAATTGCGTAAAAAACCTACAAGGTAACGCTCTTCTAAGTCTTGTTGCAAAGGCTGGTAGTGGAAACGCTACAGACGCAGCAGACACCATTAAAGATATCTTTTCAAAAGCTCTTTTGCCAGAAAGCTATGAGCGATTTGCAAAGCTTATTGATGATAAGGAAAAGATTGTAACTGTAGAAACTCTAGGCGAAATTACCGCTTGGCTAGTAGAACAGTATTCAGGCCGCCCTATGCAGGGGCCAGAGCAATCGCAGAGTGGGCAGTAGACCTCTGGCCTTATATAAATGGTAAAGCTTTAACTACTGGATTGAGATTGGAGAGTATGGATATGTCAGACATGTTAGATGTCCTTCATTACTATATGGAAACCGATTTTAATATGTCAAGTGCAGAGCAAGGCGAAGCCCGTGACAAAGTTAGAAGCATTATCTATAAAAGTCTATATAACAAAGAATATAGATTTAAACCTAACAGTAATAATTACTCTCAGACATCAGCAGATGGCTTTGAGCAGAATGTTTCTGTTTTTGACCCTGAAAAGGGACCAACGAAGTCTTATATCCCACCAACGGACTTCAACCCAGACTCCGAAAAACCTTTCGGAGATGTATTAGATGCACCATTAGGTAGCTAGGAGGTGATGGCATGGCAGTTGTAGGTGAAGCATCGGTAATTGTTCGTGCCATCACCACTGGCGTAAAAAACGATATTCAACGTGCATTTGATGGCGTTGATAGAGTTGGAGAACGTGCTGGAGCAGACGCTGGTGCAAGTTTTAGTAGAGGTTTTAGCAAAAACAATAACATAGGCGCATTGTTCGGTAAATCTTTATCGCAGAGAGATATAAATGTTTTTACTGAAGCAAGACAAAAGTTTTTAGCACTTGCAAGAGTTGGATACACACTAGGAGCAGCTATTACTGCCTTAGGCGGTGTATTAGGTTCTCTTATCGGTGGTCTAGGTGTTTTAATTTCAATAACTGGTGCCGCAACTCCAGCTTTATTAGGTCTGTCAGGAGCATTTTTAGCTGTAGCTGCTTCTGCTGCAGTTCTTAGAGCTGCTTTTGGTGGAGTAGGTGAAGCTATATCTGCTGGAGCTAAAGTTGGAGCCAATGCTGCTCAAGATGCAGACAGACTTGCGGCAGCTAATGAAAGATTAGCAGATGCTTATTACAATTTAGATGACACGGTAAGACAAAACAATAAAAGAAAAGCAGATGCTGTTGAAGCGGAATCTGATGCAGCTATTGCTGTAGCAGATGCAGCTATTGCTGTTGAAAGAGCTGAAAGATCTTATCAAGACGCTGTAAAAAATACACAAAAAGCACTTGAAGATGTTACACAAGCTCGTGAAGATGCTAAAGAGGCAATTCAACAACTTAGATTTGAGCTTGAAGGCGGAGTAATTTCTGAGAAGAAAGCTCGT